TGGGAAACAAAAGTATTCATTTTGATTTTATTTTATAATAAATAATAACTGATAAAAATAATACGTTTGCAGAATAATTAAATAATAATGGTAAATCCATTTTAGGGAATACATATATTATTGTGAGTATCTCGCCAATAAACCACATTGAAATAAATCCCCAAGTTAATCCCTCAGAGGATTTTGTTTTATATGATTCTATTGCTTGCGGTAATCCGCAAAATGCTAATAATATTGAACCTATCCAACCTATATTTTCTATCATAATATTAAATCCTTTGTTAAAAAGTTATTATACCGCATTTCATAATGATCGTCAATATCATAACGCTTTTGAGTATAAATAAAAAGCAATAATAAGATAATCCATAAAAGTTTATTATTAGTTAATGTCATTTGATTATGCCTTAAAATTATCTCGCACCTGAAATTTATTCCAATCATAAGGGATAATATTATCTTGCCAATTACGCTTTTTGAGAATATGAGTTAAAATAGGCAATTCAAAATCTCGGGCATCTTCTAATGCAGTATGAGGCTCAATAATAAAATTATTATTAATATATCCGCAAACCATTTCCGCATTAGTTTTGAAAGTCATATTACCATGTTTAGTAACATTATTAAAACCGTGATTATCTAAACAGAATTGTTTATATTTTTTGGTTTTGCAGATATTACCAACAGAGGCTTGCCATAAACAAAATTTGTGATTAAAACCTGATAAATCAATACCAGTATTTGAGCATTTATTTAAATCAAAAGCGAGATTATATGCAGTTAATGAGGGATTATATTTGCCGATTGCCTGATTAATCCATTTATTAATTGCATTAACTGAAGCAATCATTCTCACGCCATTTTCTAACATGGCAATATAAGCCATTTTGCGCTTAGTTAATCCCTCATAACCCCAAATATCATTTGCTTTTTTATCATGGAATAATTCCATTGTATTATAATGCCCATTAACTAAAACAGCGCATTGATTATAAATGCGACCTTCACGATCACAAATTACCATTGCAAAATCGGCAACAGTGTCGCCCATTGTGGTTTCAGTGTCCAGAATACAAAAGTATTGCTTTTTTGCCATGTATGCTTTCAGTTGGTAGACCTGCATCTTACCACAAAAATTAAAAAATCCTTGTTGTATTTTAATCACACACAAAAAATAAGTTATTAAAAAATGCTTGACACGCCCCAATTTTATGTGATAAAATTGGCGCAAAATTGAATACCTGAGTATTCAATTTTTTCTGCAAACCTGAGTATTCAATTTATTCTGCGAGTCAGAATATCTAAAATCTGTCTTAATGGTATTTGCATTATGTCTACAATATCATAAAGATTATAGCCTTCGGCTAAAAAATCTTTAATTAATGTTTCGGCATAATCAATATTAATGCCCTTGTTTACTTGGTACATATACACCCCTTATATTAAATCTGTCACAAACCGCTTTTAAATAATTTGTATTATCTTCGTAAAATGTAAATTCAGCATCTTTAAATGATTTTAAATTAAAGAATTTAGCCAAACCATTAATTTTTAGCGTACCGCCTGAGATATTATCGCCATCCCTGCGAGAGATAATATAATCAGGGTTTCCCAAAACCGAATCAATAAATTGGTAATCAGGATCACGCAAAACACGGGCAGTAGCAATAATGACAAAACAGTTTTCGTTTCTGAGGTCTGCTTTATATTGTTCTGCGAGTGGCAAGAGTGAATCATCCAAAGCTCTATATTCATTTTCTCTCCAATAACCTAGATCAATTTTTTCGCCATTTTCATCTACAATAGTGCGATACCTATGCAAAGAACAAACGATTGTTCCATCCATATCATAAATTGAAACCTTTTTAATTTTAGCCATTCTGTAAACCTTTTCTGTTAATGTCCCCATTATACACAAAAAACCGCCCAAAAACCATGTGTGCAAAAATACAACATAGGGGAAAACACCTATTGACACCCGCTCAATTATACTAGTATAATTGGCGCAAAATTGAATACCCGAGTATTCAATTTTTTCTGCAAACCTGAGTATTCAAAATGAAACAATATCTACGTCATAATAAGCCTTGAAATAATTTCGCCATTGGGTGAAACCTGATTTTGTGTCGTGCGTTATATCCTTGTCTTGTTCCATTTGCCAAGCATGGACATACTCATGCGCTAGAGTAGAGAAAAGATCAAGGTCTGATTTTACTTCGCTAGTGGCAATACGTATTTTGTGATTGTATTTTTTAGCGGAGATTTTTTCGCCCTCATACATTCCCATACAAGAGTCACCATCAAAACGCAAAACCTTAGTTTTTGCAAAATTAATCCTTGATTTTAGCTTAAACGTATCTTGTAAGATAAGCTGGAACAATCTTGTTTTATCTGATCTAATCATTTTGAAATCCAAAGCAATAGCGCAACCTTAACGCATATAAACGCAATGACACCCAAACACACATTAAAGAATTCTATATCTGTCATTAGTCAACCTGTATATCTGTAATCATACCATCATGTACCATAAAGTACATTTCAACCAAACCCATGCTAACCCAAACGCAACGATTACCCTCACGGATAGCATAAGGTTTATTAGGGTATTTTTTAGCTAAGTAGCTTTCAACAATTTCAAAATTTTTCATAGGTCTATTATATCAAATAAAATCAAGATAGGGGCAAAGCCCCTATTTGTTACAAGGTCTTTTCAGCCTTGATAAAATCGGCAATCTTAGCAAGTGCTACCTTGTTTGCCTTAGTAAGTGATTCTGTATCGGCTTCGGTCAAGCCCAACATTTCACCGATAAAATCAGCGTGAACATCTTTTTTAATTGGTGTTTCGCCTGATTTTGTTTTGTATGCTTTAGCCTGATAAACTTTTTCTCGGCTCAATTTTGCAACAACAGAACGAACAGTTTTACCGAATGTTTCGGCAAGCATTTCAACGCTAGTGCCTGCTTGATAGTCGGCAACCATGCGAGCTGTTTGCTCTGGGGTGTAATTTACTGTTTTCATTTTCTCTCCTTAAAAAATATATTATAACATCAGGGTTTCATCATTGCAAGCCATATCCACAATGGTGAAAAGGTTATTGCAACAAACAAGCAAGCCTGTAAAAATTCTGTTATCAATTTCATTTCATAGCCTCACATTCAGCAGAGTAAGCCAAAGCATTTTGTGCGTTAACCATTTCAGCATAAGCCTCACGAGTTTTAGTTTCGTAGTAAGCAACCAATTTTTCAGCGTATGCTAAGGCAAGTGTTTGTGTGTTAGTCATAGTGTTCCTTGTCATCATGTATTCTATTATACACGAATAACCGAGCAAAGATCAAGTGTGTGTAAATACAACATAGGGATAAACCCCTATTGACAAGGGCGGTTATTAGACTTAGAAATCACACACACGCAGGGGCCCCCCGACACGGCCTACATAAGGGAAATTTCCAAACACCCTAAGGTGCCAAAATCCACACTTGCTTAAATTGCCCTAAACTGTTATAATTGACACAAAAGGACTACTCTATGACAACTCACCTACCTGCCGAAACCGTACGTATCTCTCCGGAAGCACTGGAAGTAGCAAATGCCTACCTCCAGCTTAACGACGCCCGTGCAGTTGCCCAAGAACTAGATCTTGACCCTGAAGTGGTAACAAATTTACTAGCCCGCCGTGAAGTTAAAACATATATCGACTCAGTATTTTTTGATAGTGGCTACAACAACCGATTTTTGATGCGACGTGCCATGGATGCACTAATCAAACAAAAGTTTCAAGAACTTGAAGAATCGCAAACTGGATCAACAAAAGATATTGCTGAACTACTCCAAATGTCACACAAAATGTCAATGGACTTACTAGACCGCGAAATCGCCCTAGAAAAAGCACGCATGACAACCGCACCGCAAAAGCAAGTCAACGTTCAGATCAATGAAGGTCTAGACGGCAGCAAATATTCACAACTTGTGCAGCGCTTAATCACTGGTGAAGGTGTTTAATGCTTGTAGTCTCTAGACCCGAAGTTAACGTAGACGCTGTACAAGAATTCGACCCTCAACAGCGGTTTATTAAGCTACCTATCACAAATTATCTCAAACTGCTTAATGTGTGGGATACAATCAATCGCCCACAGATTGCCCTAATCAACGCAGTCAACGATCCCAAGTACAGGTTTATCTGTGCTGCTCTTGCCCGACGTTTAGGCAAAACTTACATAGCCAACATTATTGGTCAACTTGTCACACTTGTACCTGGAAGCAATGTACTCATTATATCGCCAAACTATAACTTATCTTCAATCAGTTTCGAACTCCAACGCAAACTTATTAAACACTTTGACCTCGAAGTCGCGCGAGACAATCTCAAAGACAAGATTATCGAGCTTTCAAATGGCAGTACCATTCGTATGGGTTCTCTTGGTACCGTTGATAGTACTGTTGGTAGATCGTATGATCTAATCATATTTGACGAAGCTGCCCTAGGTGAAGGCGGCGAAGCCGCCTTTAATGTGGCACTACGTCCTACACTAGATAAGCCACAGGCCAAAGCCATTTTTATATCGACCCCTCGTGGTCGTAACAACTGGTTTAGTCAATTTTATCAACGCGGCTTTTCAGACGAATTTCCCGAGTGGATTAGCCTACAAGCAGATTACACAGAAAACACACGCATGGCTGAATCGGATGTTGCGGAAGCGCGCAGGTCGATGTCAAAAGCCGAATTTGAACAAGAATACCTGGCCTCATTTACTGTGTTTGAGGGTCAGATTTATGCCCTAAAAGAAGATGATGTTACTGAGATTCCTGAAGACCTCAAAGGTGAGGCGTTTGCTGGCTGCGACCCTGGCTACCGAGATGCTACTGCTTACTGCGCTATCGTTTACGATTGGAACCGCGATTGCTTTTTTATTGTCGACGAATACTTGAAAAGTGAGCAGACCACAGCCGAGCACGCGGCTGCGTTTACTGAATTAAATAATCGGCATGGCGTTGAAGTAACTTTTATTGACTCGGCAGCAGCACAATTTGCTAGTGACTTAGCCTACTTATACAACATTTCAACTACCAAAGCCAAAAAAGATGTGCTGCCAGGTATTGCTTATGTACAGACCTTACTTCAACAAGGTCGACTAAAGGTAGCCCCACATTGTACTAATACCCGTGCTATGTTTGACCAGTATCGCTGGGATCAACGTGAGGGTCTACAACGTGAACGCCCCATGCATGACCAATATAGTCACATGGCTGACGCAGTTCGCTACGCACTGTACACTTACACGGTATAATGGTACAAAAATTTGTGCATTGACTTTTAGTTGCTATTCTGCTATAATACTAGGTAATTGTGGTGTACTTTGTACCCCTTGGAGAACAAAATGGATAAAACAGAATACGAACAAATGCTTAAAGCGGCATTTGCCTCAGAATTCTCGTTCTTTCTGAAAGCTGCTGGCTTTCATTGGAATGTCGAAGGTAGCTTATTTCCACAGTATCATGAACTGTTTGGTAAAATTTATTCGGAAGTGTATTCGTCGATTGATGTGTTTGCTGAACAACTGCGCGCTGCACGTGTTTACGCACCTGCGGCTTTTGAAACACTAGATGAGATTTCAGCAGTTGAGTGTCAAGAAGAAGTGCCTAATGGCATGCAAATGACTCAAGAACTCTTAGCCGATTCAGATTTAATGGTTGAGATTTTCCGTTCAGCTTATGCAGCTGCGGAACAAATGGGCGATTACGGTTTAGCTAACTTTTTAGCAGATCGTCAAGACGCACACAAAAAGCATTCATGGATGTTACGCAGTACTTTGAAGTAAATGGCCAAAAACACAAACAAGCGAATTCCTGTAAAGTGGGTTCGCGACAGGGCTAAAGCAGCCTATGAAAAGAAAGATCGGTGTTTTATTTGCGGTGGTAACACTGACTTAGAGCTCCATCACCTACACTCAGTTACTATACTCCTAGATAAATGGTCTGAAGCCAAGGGTTACGATATTTCAACAGATGCCGGTATTTTAGCTGTGCGAGATGAGTTTATTGACGAGCACCGAGTAGAGTTATATGATCAAGTTTACACCCTTTGTAACCGCCATCATGTAGCGCTGCACAGTGTTTATGGTAAAGCTCCCCGCCCTGGCAGTGAACCCAAACAGGCTCACTGGATAGAAACGCAGCGTGCAAAACATACTGGCGAAGCTGTGGAAACAGTTGTAATACCCAAGAAAAGCTTTGGTAGTTTTTTCTCAGAGTTCACTTAAGGGAAAACTATGTCAAGATTTACAGATTGGGTAGTTGAAAAACTAAATCCAGCACAAACGCGTATTGCTCAAGAAGCTGGTACGCAAATTGGTTCTGAAGCTAAGATAACATACAAACAAGCTTTTCAGAAACTAGAGTCGGTTAATCGTTCAGTAAGTATGCTTGTTAATGCAGCTTCTTCACTTGATTACGACGTAAAAGATAAGATCGCAGAAGGTGTTGTTACGGGAATTCGTCAAAAGTCGCTTAACACACTTTTGAACTTTCGACCTAACCCATACCAATCTACACAAGAATTTCGCCAAGCAATCTTCACAGATTTGATACTAGAAGGCAATGTATTCATACACTTTGATGGTGTATTTATGTATCACCTGCCCGCAGCTAGTGTAGAAATTTTAACTGATACCAAAACGTTTATCCGTGGATATCGTTACAACGGTATGGTTGATTTTAAAGAGCCGGAAGTCTTTCATTTCCGTGATCTGAACTCGCATAGTATATATCGCGGCGCTTCGCGCCTTGAAGCAGCCCAACGAAGCATTGCTACACTATATGCAATGAAAGAGTTTCAAGAGAACTTCTTTGATAACGGAGCTGTGTTTGGTTTAGTACTTACTTCAGAAAACACACTTTCACAAGTTGCAAAAGAAAAAACAATACAATACTGGCTACAAAAATATTCAACTAAACAAGGTGGTAAACGTCCTGTGATTTTGGATTCAGGATTGAAGCCTGCACAAGTATCAAATCAAAATTTTAAAGACATGGATTTCGATCAGTCTATTAAAACGCACAATGAATTGATTATGCAATGTATTGGTATTCCGCCTATTTTGTTAGCAGGTGGAAACAACGCAAACATTAGTCCTAATTTACGCTTATTTTACTTAGAAACAGTAATGCCAGTAGTTCGTAAGTTTACATCAAGCTTAGAACGATATTACGGCTACGACATTGAAGCGATTACTGCTTCGGTATCAGCACTGCAACCAGAATTAAAAGATATTGCTGCCTACCACTCGACACTTGTCAACGCAGGCATCATTACAGCTAATGAAGCAAGAAAAGAATTACGTTATGAACCAAAAGATGGTAATGACGAAATAAGAATACCCGCCAATATTGCGGGTTCGGCTGCTGATCCGTCGACAGGTGGTAGGCCCACAGATAATCAGCAATAAAGGGGTAATATGGTAGATAAAAGTAAAGTACTGTTT